CATGCAGCTACTGCACCTGATGCTTCTACAGCTTGAGCCATATCACACCCTCTATTATCATAGAGGTACATAGCTAACATATTGATACCTAGTAATAGTCTAGAGTCTATCTCTACAGCAGTAGCCACACCTGCAAGATACGTTATCTCTATTACACCATTATCATCTAGTTCAATACGTGCAGGTCTAGAGTTAAGGTCAGTAGTAAAGTCTGTATATGCATCACCATCTAAAGTTACACCCGTAATAGATTGAATAGGAGTTATAGGGAATGATATCCAAGGTTCTAAAACAGCAGGTACGGGACCTAAACCACCATAACCCTTTGATACCTCAGGTATACGATCTGCTCTATATACCCAAGTACGTTCTAATAGTTCATTGTTTGTATAAGCTATACACATCTGACATGCTGTAAGGAGGAAGGCATTAAGTAGATCATCATCACTAGCTAAGTATTCTAAACTCATAAAATCAGCGAATTGTTCAGGAGTAATAGGACTTACTAAAACCTCTGTAGTTGTACTGCTTACATTGTTAGGTCTTGACATTGTGTATACTCCTCAGTTTACTTACTCAGACACCTCAGTAGATGTCTGATAAATTAACGTCTGCGTTTACGCTTAGTCTCTTCAGGTTCATTACCTTGAGTCTCTTGAGGTTCACCCGTTGGAGTCTCTTTAGGTTCACCCGTTGGAGTCTCTTTAGGTTCACTTGTTAACTCAATAGTAGGCTTCACTTCCAAAAGACCATTATAACTTTTTTGTAAGTCTGTAATACCTTCACCTAGTATAGTATTAGTATCATTTTGATTAGTAATAAACTCACTAATAGTCTTTGCTTGATCTACAATAGTATCAGATAATACTTTTAAAGTTCCTGCAAACTCTGCAATAACTGTATCTTGTACATCAATAGTAGCAAGAGCTTCACTTACTTGATCAGTAAGGTCTGTAATAACTTCACCTTGACTGGCTACAATACTAGCTACCTCTTGAACTTCTTTAGAACCAAGCTTAGATATAACAGCAGCTCTAGCTTTAGCCTCAGCTCTGTTTACTGTACTCTTATCAGCTTCTAACTTCTTATACTCATCTTCAGTAATAATAAGATTTTTCTTCTCTAGTTTACGATCATATTTAACCGTACCGCCTTTGTATACCATACCACCAGAACCGTAATAGTTCTTAGCTGCTACATATTCTACATCTGCCATAGTTTTATACCTATAGACTTACAGAGCTGTATTACACAGCTACTGTGAAGTCCCCTTTACAGAATGCTTTAGGTAACTCAATACCAAATGCAGAACGCTCTTCACCAAGAATAGCTACACCATTCTGAATAAATAGATTAGCATGTGACTCAGAAGTACGTACAGTCATACCTTCACGATCATATAATGTAGCCCCCATAGTCCAATCACCTAAGATAAAATCACCTTTAGTAATAGCATTAGATACAACTACAGGCATTTTCCATAGTCTAGTCTCACCACCATCTGTAACTGATACCCAAATATAATGACCATCAGTACCCTTAGCAGTTTCGATAGTCTCCCAATCTTCAGGATTAAGTACTACACCATTAGGGTTAATGTAGTTGAATAACTGACATTGTGTAACAGCAGATCTAATATGATCTATCATAGCAGCCGGTAACTCAGCAGCAGTGGTACCTGCAGTAATCTGACCTACATCACTTACATCAGCATCAACTAAAAGACCTGTGAAGTTTTGACCTGTGCCATCACCGTATAGTAACTGTGCATCATACTCTAGATTAATACCATAAACTAAACGGCTATCAATCATAGCAGCTAAACGGGGAGCATCAGCTAGTACTTGACGTGAAGCAATAATGAAGTGAGCAATAGTAACAACTGCAATAGTTTCTAAGCTATACGTGATAGTAGACTCTGCTTTACTTTGTAATACACCTGCAATAGCATCTGCTTGAGGTGCTGCACTATTAGTAAATACTAACTCACGCATAATCTCTACGCCACTATCTTGTACCGGGATATGATTAACTAGATCACGGATAAACGTAGGGCGATCAGGATTCATATAAACAGTAGGGTTACGATAGTTATCAGTTAACGCTGCTGCAGAACCTGCTGCATTTACAATAGCTTTAGTTACTGTAACGCTCTCACTATTACCACGACCACCTGCAGCTATATGAGACTTAACTACTTCAGACTCTACGAACTGATTACCAATAGACTTAACTACTTCAGCACCAGGACCACCAGGACGGTTAGCTTTTTTCTCAAGTGCAGTAATACGATCTTCATAAGCTTTAATAGATTTAATATCTAAAGATTTCTCTAAAGTATCCATCTTAAGTTTAAGATCTTTTGCTTCAAGTTCAGTCTCTTCTGAAACTTTACCGTGAGCTTTAATATCAGCAGTTTGTTTATCTGCTAACGCCTTCATGTTTGCAAAACCATCATCAATGAGTTTTTTTAATTCTTCAGGTGACATGTAACACTCCTATAAGTTTTTAATATGTGTACTAAAAGCTTCAAACGAAGCCTTCAAATCAATTACAGTTTGAGTGTCTAATTTAACTGACGGCTCAGGGTATTGAGTGCATGAGTGCGGCTCAAGGGGATTACATTTAGCTTTGATATTCTTTAGTGACTTTATGATAGCATCAGGATTATCTACCTTAACCCCACTATCTAGAGCATCTTCAATAGCTTTAACTCCTGTAATTATAGCAGCCTCATTAGCAGGGAATGTAACAGGGCTAAACTCTTTGAGTATAACTTCTCTAATATGACGTACTCCGTCTTCACCTATCTCTGATTTACCGTAAGGGATATTAAATCCTATACTCATAGAGCTAACTACTCCATCTTTCATTAGTTCTAATGCTTCATCACCTAATCGTGTTTTAGATACTTTACCTTTAACAAACAGGCCGTAAGTATCTTCATACATTTCTATAGGCATACCTAAAGGCTCATAGTGTTGCCATAGTATCTTTATCTTACCTACAGGGAAAGACTCTTGTATAGACTTAGTAAAAGCCCCAGGGTGTATAATATCATCCACTAGATCTTTATCAAAAGTAGCTGCATAACCCTCAAAGGTTCGCTCTTCTACATTAACTTGATCTTGTTTAATAATGAAGCCTTTATATACCATAATCATATCCTTTATTCAAAATTATACCACAAATATAACAGCACATCTACAATTAATAGTTTCAGCAGGTGCATTAGCTTGTGAGTCACCAGGAAAACGTAAGGATACACCCCCAACTGTGAAAGGCTCTCTCATACCTACTATCTGTCCGTTAGCTGCTGCATGTGTAGTTCTTGTGCGTTCATCATTAGAAGCTACCCATTGTCTACGCATATCTATACCTGTAGCCTCTGCTGTAGCTTGAGCTGACTCATTAGCTGCGTTATGTGTTTCAGTACGTGCAATAGTTTGAGAACGTGAAGCAGCTATAGAAGGTGCATAAGCTCTAATAAGTTTAGCTATAGGTTTCTCTCCTAAGCCTTCATCTATACCTCTTGTTATTGCACCTCTTATATCATTTTGTGTAGTAGTAGTTATCTGTACTAACTTCTCTAAACCTACTGATCTAATCCAGTTTATCATAACAGCATTAGCTATCTCAGTGGGAGGTATCTCATCTTGTTTTAACTCTCTAGGTCTTGTAGACTTGATAGCTCCTACTAGATGCTCAGAGAATACACTTCCCGACTCTAACCAAAGAGAGTTTAGTATCTTACCTAGCTTCTCTTTGTGGTCTGCTAGTATTGCATCTACAGCCATAGTATCACCTGCTGCATACTTAGCTGCTGCTGAGTTCATAGCCCTAGCTATCTCTCTAGCTATACGTCTCTCATACTTAGCTACTAATCTATCTAACATTAGTTCCTGTAAACGCTGCTCTCTTCGAGCACTATTACGGGTTAGTGTTGCCATAAGCTTTAGTACCCTCTTCACCAGGATCACCTGTAGTATCAGTTAGATCAAAACTAGCAGGAAATACACCGGAACCTATATACCCTATATCACCACCTTCTATATCATCGAAACCTAACTCTAACTTCTTATTGATCTCATTGAATGGTACACCCATACCCCAAAGACCCTTAGCATTAGTTACCTTCTCTGTGTAGTTCTCTTGTAGAGCAGGTACAGCTGATATATCATAACGTATACGTAGTGTACGCATATCTCCAAAGTCGGGTACTAAGTTAAGATTTAAAGAAGAGGATATCTCACCTAGTAGAGGTATAATAGTATCAAGCCAAAAGGTCTTACGTACATTCTCTCCACTAGCACGGTTAGCATCACCCATACCATTAATCATTTCTCTAGGTACACCATATACAGCACATACCTGCTCCATAGTAAACTGTCTTGTAGCCATGAAGTCAAGCTCTACAGGGGATAAGCTCATCTGTTGGTACTTAGCTTTAGATAATACCCAAGGTGCACGACTATTACCTGATCCTGTGTGTTGTTCCCCTACTTGCTTCTTAGCTTCTTGATACTGATCAGGTGTTAACTCTCCATCAAACGAGAAGACCCCATCCGGAACGCCTCTATTCTGCATACTAATCTTTTGCCAATCAGCAGCCTCATTATCTACATCTACAGCCTTAGCTGCTGCTTGTAGTGGAGATGTACCCCATGTAATACTATCAGGATTAGTATAAGTAGCATGTACAACATCATCACCTTGGAACTCTACCTTAGTGCCTGTAAAAGTGTAATCATATCTAGCTATTACTCTCTCACTACCAGGCGTTCCAGGTACTACAGTAATATAACCCGGCATTAAAGGCCATAACTCCATAGGCGTATTAAATTGTCCTGCTCTCACCTTATACCAAAGACCATTACCTGATAGATCTAAGTGTGTTACAAAGAGGCGCATAAGTTCGCCTGTATCCATATGAGGATTAGGGTTATTAAGTAGTTGTTGTAGGGGGTGTATAGGGTTAGCTACCCACTCACCTTTTATGAACTCCTCAACTACTAGAGGTACACTTGCTACAGCATCAGAGCGTTTCTTAACAGAAGCATAGACCCAAGGGACCGCCTTATACCCTTCTGTGCTTGCTTTATTAGCATCGAAGTTACTCCAAGCTGCTGTATATGTGAGCCATGTAGGAACAATACCGTAAGGTATGGCCTTCTCTATGATAGTAGTAGGTATTATCTTCTGT